CGGCGCGGCGACGACCTTTCGCAGCGAGCGATTGGAACTTCGCCTTGCCGAGCTTTTTGCGTCCGATGTAAGCCGCCAAAGCGCGAGGCTCTCTCACACCCTTCTTCTCAAGCTCGCCGATGAGCTTCTCGTAACGTCCGCCACCACCAAGTTTCATCTTGTCCATATCAGTTAGAATGAGTTGTTACCGACCAAAACAGAGAAAACAAAAGCCAGAATCCACGCGGCGCAGCTCCAATACTTAGGCGTCGTCTTGTCCTTAGCCTCCGAGCAGTTATGTCGCGCGCGGAAGTTCTTCCGACGCTCAGGATTGTCGCGCTTAATCTCCATGTTCGGATCGCCGAAGCGAACCTTGATGACGTTGCCGCTGTCGTTCTTAACGTAGACAGCACTCTTCTTCCGCTCTCCCGGCGTGTAGAACGGCTTGTTGAGCGTCACCTTCTTACCTTGGTAGCGATTACCTTTCTTGGATAGGGAGGTTTTCATCGTTCGAGGTTTTGCAGTTCGTCGATGTCGGGTGAGTCTTCGCCTTCATTCGCAGCAATGGCTGCTGCCGTTCCGCGAAGAACAGCATTCAGTTCATCCTTTGAAAATCGACCGATTGGCTTCATGGCAAGTTCTCTTAGTTCAGGTGTAGAAAGGATGTGCGATGCAATTTTGTATCTCACGCCGGGAGTCAACTTGGCCACGCGTACAGCCTGATTTGCCATTCCGATAGGGCCAACCCTTGCCACACCTCCAACAGCCTCACCAGCCACAGCACCAACACCTCTGATTACTGCCTCAACAAACGCGTCATTAGAGGCAACTGGAGTTTTAAGTTGCTCAAGTCTGGCAACATTATCCAATACTGATTTGAGCTTAGAAACCTTTCCTCCCCCAAGTATTGCGTCAGCGTAATTCCTTACGTCGCTTGCCTTTCCAAGTACGGATTCTCCAGCAAGTTCAGAAGCCAGCTTCTTTGAATTCAAAACACCTGATGTGGTGTATTTTTCAATCAAGTCGCTGACGTATTGAAACTGAAGCTGCTGCACAAGCATCGGACTTTCGCGTCCAATCATGTCGAGTGCCGCTCGGCTTTGTTGTGGTGTGTATGAGCCGTCAACAATGCCGCTGATGAAATTTTTAGGATTCTGAGAAACGATGTCAGTCACATCGCTTGAAGACGCTTTTTTCAGTGCGCCGAGAATTGATCCGCGCAACTGCTTTTCCATCTCTGCCTTCTTTTTTATGGCATCGGCGATAGTGTCCATGATTGCCAAATCCCTTCTTCCAACCGCATCGGACAGAAGTTTTGCGTCAACCGTCAGATTTGAAATCACCTTGTTAGGATCAAGCCCAGCCAGAGCGGACTGCTTCTTTGCCAATCCTACAATCTCCTTCGCATTCGGGAAGAATTGGCTTTGAATCTCAGGCGCAAGACCATTGATGTAGTTGACGACTTTCGAAACCGAAATCTCTCCAGTAACCGGATCGAGGCCAGACTTCGCAGCCTGATTGAAGAGATATTCTCTCGCGGCAGAATCGATTGCCGCAGCGTCTTCTGGTCGAGCCGCACCCTTGATTGAATTCAGAAAAGTAGGAGCATCAGCAGACTCTAGTTTGCTCACAATTGACGCAGGTCCAGCCCCACCTTCTGCGCCAACATTTTTAATAATCGACTGAACTTGTTTTCCTAAAAAATTGTCCGCGTTTTCTCGGTGAAACTTGTTTGCATTTTGGAACTGAGTTTTGAACTCCTTATCTGCAACTCCATCAACCGCAGCCTCAATGTCTTTGGTGAAAGCATTGTAAAGCTGTTTTTTTGCTCGATCAGAAAGTCCCGGCAAGATGGAGTCGTTTCCAATTGAGTCTCCAATGATTGTCCTGTATTTCCTCATGGCGTCAATTGACTGCTCTGGAGCCATATTGCCAATTGCTGCAACATATTTTTGAGTTTCAGCAGGATATGTGGACGGTATACCTTCGCTTATCACCCCTGAAGGCTTACTTACGACTTTTCTGCCAAATTGATCGACAATAAGTGACGATTCTTCTGGTGTCGTTCTTAACGACTGAATTGCCTCTGCGTCAATATCGTTGGCCCACTCAACAGCATTTGAAGTTTTGGTTTTTAACTGCTGATAAGTTGGGTTCGCTCTAAGACCATTAAAGTTTTTGGCGTCTGTTTGTTTGAAGAAGTTGTATCCAGCTTGCTCAACATTTCGAAAAATGTTCCCAAGAAACGACGGTGTTGCGGCAGTGCCAGGAATCAGTGCATTTGCTTGGTTTTGAACATAGCTCAATCCATTGTCGATTGAAGGCTTCAACTGCGCCGAAAGAGTTCCGATTGCGTCTTCGTAAGGCTTTGAGACAGCCCCAAGTCGCCTCCTCAAAATATCGACAGCACTCTTTGCCAACTCGTCGGTCGTGATTCCCGTGTTCTTTCCACCAAGCTCGGTGGCATTCAGCACGATCAGCCTCTTAAGGCTTTCCATGTGTTGAGGCGTCACCTCTGCCCCAACTGGAGCGTTCTTGATTGCTTCGACAAGTCCCGGCTCGCCAATCGCCTCAGCAACGCCAACGGGAACTCTTACGCCAGTAGAAGACTCGATGGTGTCTCGAATCTGCGAAGTCTCCAGCGAACCGACTCTCGGCGAATATCTTGGACGGAAGAATGTCGCCTTTGCTCGACCAAATCCTCCTCCGGTAAGAAGTTCTTTTGCAGCGATTGCAGGCTTAACAAGCTGCCTAGCACCAGCAGCAACAAGTGGAACACCAACTTCGCTAATGAGTGGGCCAAGTGCTGTTCCGGCAAGAATGTTTTCGCCAAGTGTTTCGGCAGCTTTTCCGTATTCTCCGCGAGCAAGCTCAGGCAACGCTTCTACCGCACCTGTCGCAGCTCCACCAGTTCCACCTCCAAGTGCTTGCGCGCCTCCACGTTCAAGAAATTGTCCAACACGACCAAGTTTAGTAGTCGCACCAGCAGCGGTCATTCCAGCAGCAACTTCTGGAACTGCTGCGGCAAGGAGTTCTGGGGCGACAATGCCAGCACCAGTAGCAGCTTGAAAACGGGCAGCTTGTCTAAACTGCTTACCTTCAGGGGTTTCAGCTCCAGCAATAGGCGCACGAAGAACTTCTCCGCCAGACAACCCAGCACCTCCAGTTCCTAATCCACGGAACGTCTCTCTCAAACCAGCCATGAATCCATTTTCTTGTTGTCCAACTTTGCTGGCATCCTGAACCGCCTGATTCAACTGAGCGGTCGATCCAACAGCAACCGCAGCCTGAGCCTCAGGAAGCGCAGCAACCATCCCCTGCTCCTCGCGACGCCGCATCTCGGCAATCGTGGAAGGAGCGGCAGCTTGCTGCTGTCCGCCAAGCTGAGAATCATAAGCTACAAGTGCATCAATGTCCTTTTGAGTTGGTGGATTTGGATTGTTCCACTGATACTCTCTTCCTGAAGGCGATGTAAATGTTGGCATAGATTATTTCATGCCCCACCCAGATGGGACGGAAATTTGGTTGGTTTGAGAGGGTGAAAATCCAGTTGGAAGCGACGGAGCAGCTACAGAAGTCGGAGCCGTCGGAGCCGCTTGCTGCTGCTGACCGAACGGTGTGAGCGGCAGCTTGTACTTCGCAACAAGCTCGTTGGCCTGACGAACTTGTGTTGGAGTAATCCTGTACTTGTCTTTAAACGAACGAATCGTTCCGTAGTAGTCTTCCGCCGCTAGAGAAGCAAAATTCCTGACATCATCAGCAAAGTTGTTGCTCTGGATATTACCGAGAGCAGCTTTAAGTCTCTCCATTTCTTGAGAGGTGACGGCCTTGCCAGACTTTTCAAACGCAACCGTATTGAAGTTGCTCTGAAACCTTTGAAGCAGCGCGTACGCTTGTTTCTCCTCCTCTGTTTTTGCGGAAGAAATTTTTCGCTTCAACTCTTCAACCTTACCATCAATGAGTCCGACGTATTTTTGAATGGCACCAGCACCAAACTTCTTTTCAAAGTTTTCGAGTTGATCAGCAAGCATGGATGCGGAATTGGAGATAGTTTCGTCTCCAAGAATCCGTTTTTCTGCTGTTCCTTCTGGAGTCTTCCATCTTCCAGTCAGAGCGTTGTTTCTAATGAAAGCATCAGTTTGCTCGTCAGGTTTTCCAAACGCAGATGTGTACTCGGACACAGCAAGTTCAGCGTTTCTTTCTTGAGTTCTTTCTGTCGAAGACTTTCCACGCTCCTTGGCCAACTTAATCGCCTCTCCAATCCGCTGATCAAACGGGAGAGCTTTGTCTGTCTGAGTAAATGCAGCTTTTACATCTTGAGAGTAATCTTTCAGCTTTCTGGTTTCCAAAAGTCTCGGCATGTATTGATCCAAAACAGTCTGGTCAATAGATCCGTCTGGAGCCACAACCTTAACATTGTACAGCTCTTGAATGTCAGCAGCGTCATTTAGCTGTTTATTTTCTATCGTCTGTAGAGACTTCTGAAGTCGTGCGCGAGGTGCATAATTATCAAGTTGCTGGCTAATCTGAAACATTACGCTCTGATTTGCCTTAGATTCGACAGGGAGAAATTTTGGGAATTCAGCTTTTGGATTTCTAAAGAACTCGTCACGCAATTGCAGGTTTGTCTGCATATTGCCGTAATCCCTCGTGAGCTTCGACTGCTCATCCAAAGCCTGATTGTAAGCATTGAGCTGAATCTTGTTCTGAAGATCCGCCTGCTCTTTACGCATCGCCTGATCAGCCAACTGTAAGTTGAACTGCTCCATCATCCGCTGCTGCGTCTGCGCGCGGTCGAACAGCGATGCGCCTAGCTGAAATGCTTGAAGAGATTGGTCGGCCATAATGTTAGCGTCCGTAGATTGAAGAGCCGTACTCTGGGAACAAGCTCGTTGAAGTCGGCCCTAGCTCGGAAGTGTTCGTGGCAGGAATCGCGTAAAGCTCAGGATCGTTCATTGGATTGTACGAAGGCGACGGCCCACGTTGGCCAGCCATCAACCCCTGATACATTCCGTACTGCGACAGCGCACCACCGGCAACACCGCCAAAATTGGTAAGCGCAGTCTGAGCCGCCTGCTGCATCGGAGAGGGAGCGGCAGCAACCTGAGCGGCAGTCAAATCACGACCGTACATGGCCGACTGTTGCTGCTGAATCGCTCCAATGCGCTGCGCTGGCGTGATGAACATGCTGCTCACTGAGAACGGCTGAACCATGCCGAACGCTCGCTGCTGCTGGATGAAGTTCTGAGCTTGAGCAAGACCTTGATTCTGAATCTGCATGCCGGTCAGACCCAAATCGCGAGCGGTCAGCGCACGGCCAAATCCAGATCCTGCGCCAAACCCTCCAGACAAAGCGCGTCCAGCGGTCGAACGCTGAACCTGAGCGGAGACTTCAGGCGAGATTTCACCGCGAAGAGAAGCGGCAATGTTCTGTCCAGCCTGAGAAACAAGCTGGTCATAGCCAGGAATCGCACGACGAAGCTGAGTCTCAAGCTGAGACTGCTCAGCGGCGGTCGTCCTTTGAGCCAGCTCGGTGGCAGGTTGAAGCGCAGCGATGTTCTGCTGAATCGCCTGCTGCTGCTCCTTAGCGAAATCAATCGGCTTCAGCTCAGGAACCTTCGGCTTCTTTCCACCGAACAGTCCACCAAGCAGACTTCCCGCTGCCGAGATGCCTGCTCCACCCAAAATTGCCGCTCCAATTCCTATTGGCATAAATTATCCTTTTGGTTCAGAACCATTGCGAGAATCCACCGCCATTTAATCCTACACCGACCATGCGTATCGTCGCGACAGCATCGCCCAGATACTGCATCGTCTGCTCCTGCACAGCTTGAACCGCTTTAGCTTCGTAGGCCACTGCTTCCTGAATCAAATCGTTCTCCTCCTTACGAATCGCCATGACCATCAACTTGATGGCATCAGGACACGGAGGAATAAGGTAGTCGTTCACGCTCGTCGCGTTGATATGGCGCATCTTCGCCATGACCGTCACCGGCTTATCCTCGTCGTTGTGGCAGCGGTCGGTCAGTAGACTCCGACGGTACTGCGGCAAAGTTTCATCAGGGTCGTAAACTGCCAGATCGAGTTCGGACAACGCAGTCGCATCATACTCATACAGTCGGCTTGCGGTGTTCGTCGCCTCGCGAATTACGCCAGTAAGCTGAGTAAATTTCTTGGTGGACTGAACGTAGGGCAAAGCGAGCGTCAGCTTCTCTCCGTCAATCCATGCGCCGCCGGACTGCGTTCGAATCCACTGACCGTTCTGATCGACTCCTTGCAGGGTGATTGTCTTGCCGACATCCGAAGCGTCACCAGGGTAGACTCGAATGTAGCTGTTAAGACCGCCAGACATGTCGCGGTAAGAGACGACAGTGCCACGGTCAATAAGCTGCTTACCAACGCAAGCGTCTCCTGAGTTGAGCAGTCCATAGCCGGTTTCCTGAAACTCGAACCATTGATTGCGAACCGTTCCGACTCCGCAGCAATCGGCTACAGACTCGATTGTTTCGATCTGGCGCGGCCAAGTAATACATCCGCCGACCGTATGAATCGTGAATCGTCCGTACGCACCGGCCCACAGCCCCTTGTGCAGAAGCCTTCGACACGCTTGGTTGATGTAATCGTAAACGCGCTGATCATCGACACATACGCCGATGACCCGAGCGATAGTCGAGCGGATGTCCTGAACGATCAGCTTCATTTGGTGTAGTAGACTCGGGCGGTTCGCTTGATGAAGTAAACACCGTAAAACGGCGGAAGGTTGTTGTGGGCCGCTCCACCCCCAGTGGATGAAGTGGCAACATTTGCGGTGGTGCCGTACTGGACGCCATTGGCTCCGCCATTATTTGCATCCGCAGTGACAAGCGGGAAGAAATTGTGAGTGTGAGCAGGTATCTCAGGAACCGTCAGCGTGTGTTGATCCTCTCCAGCGATAGCGGTTGACGTAGTAGTTCCGCCAACCGTGACAACACCACTCGCCGCAAAAGTTCCAGCACCGACCGGGAAGCGAGCCTGAAAATTCGTATCAACCTCCCACATCGCTCCGGTGTAATTGGTAGGAGGGTTAGAAGTTCCATCGCCACCATCGTACGAAAGCAAGTCGTTGGTGGTGCCAATGAAGATCCGACGCTCGGAACTGGTTATGGAAACCGGATGCTTTCGATTCCAATACCCACCGTTAAAGACCCACCAATTACCATCTTCATCTAGCCACGGATAAACCTGATTGTTCAGCGCAGGCGTCGAAGATCCAAAGTTGAAGAACGAGTTTCCAATCGAGCTGTTGAACGTCGCCTGAGTGCCGCTGATGATATCGTTGGCCAACGTCTGGTAGTTCAGCGGACAGTATCCAACCGGCAAACTCGGCGGAGTGAGCGTGATGAGCGTAAGGTTTGGCATAATTGTTAGGCTATTCCGATGTGTAGGTCAGCGGGTTGATATCGCAGACATCAAGCGGTGTGCAGGCAGGGAAGACAGTCCGGCACTCTCCAACGCTCGACTCTTGGATATCGTAAGCGTGAACTCGAAGACTTTTGATCCGGCAATACCCGATGATGTTCATCATAACCTGAACCTCGTAAAGATTCCGAGCGGGGGTGCTGATCGTCGCGTTGCACGGCGCATCCGATGGAGTCGGGAAACGCATCTTAGGCCGGTACTGCGGCTTGAAGTTCGTGAGCGGACAAAGATCAAAGCACTGCGTAACAGTCGCGCATTCGGCAAAGTCAATCCACTCGATCCAACCGGGATACTGGTCAGGCCGATAGGTGACGTTGAACGAGACATCGCCTTCCAACCTGTCGATGAACAAGTCGCCGGAATCGAGCCGCTTCAGACCGAACGGAACCTCGAAGTTGTAGGCGCGGGTCTGAACCTGCCACTCGATTTCCTTCTTGGGAATCTCGCTCAAGTTCATGTCGAACTTCTCGGACTTGGTGATTTCCCAAATCTGAATCGAGTCATCCGATCCGCGAGCGATTGCGAAGCAGTTGTCCCCGTAAGCGTTCTCGGTCTTGACGAGCTGCAAGATGTTCAGGCCGGTCCAGATGCCAGCCCATGCTGGAGGAGCTTTCTTCCGCATCGAGGTGACAAGCTCCATATCCAGAACAGATATGGCCTTATGAATCACACCCTCAGAATTGAATCGAGGCTGAGAAGTCATCAGCACCCGATTGTCGAAGACAACCGCTGAACTGGCCCACAAGAGACTCGACTGATCGTTCTCAACGATGGGCGTCATCTCCCCGCTGATAGGTGTGTTGCCCCAATCACTGAACGACCGGCGAGCGATAATGAATGAGCGGATGCCGTCGATAGCTCGGTAGAAGACATCGCCATTGACGGTTATGGCCGACCGTGCGCCCAACGCACCGCTGGTCAGCAAGCTGATAGCCTGAATCGGATAGTTCAGGTTCTTCCAGACATCGCGGTCTACAGGGGCTTGGACGCTGAAAACATATCGAGGCGTGAAGACAAGAAGCGGTCCTTGACCAAGCGACGTATCTGGGTCGCCGGGGACGGCCATCGCTGTGATGCCTCCTGAATCCGACGGAACCGAAAAGTCTCCGCCTTCATTAAGGAAGGTGTTCTCGGTTTCTTTGAGAACACTGGCTCGCGTACCGTCTCCATAAACAATGTCGGTAGCTCGGAATGAAAAGCCGTTCGGAAGCGCGTACCAGATACGGCCATTGACGTAGGCCATAACTCTGCCGGTCTTAATCTCGTCGTCCTTAGCTCGGCGCAGACTTGTTCCGTTGAAGATCAGCGGCTTGCTAAACCCGTCCTGAATGACGACGAAGTTCTCCGCCTGAACCATCCAGCCATCGAGCAGGTTGGAAGGATTCTCTAGGTCGGGAGAGGTTGTGAGGTTCTGAGCGTTATTTTGAGCGCAGTTGTAAAGCCACACTTTACCACTGATCATCAGCAGGATGAACGTGCGTCCATCGTCCGAGATGTAGGGAAGAGCGCATTGGAACGTACCAGTCAGACCCTGAGGACCGTAGCATTCCTCTGACCACCCATCCGCCGTCACGTTCGTTTGGTCAGCGGTAATCTCGGCGTTATCAGCGGTGACTGTGACACAGAGGTCGTAGTCCTTCTGAATAAAACCGGGGCGAGGCGATATGAAACCCTCGCGGAAGTTGGCATTGACGGCGAACGCAACCTGATTCTTGTCCACCTCAGAAGGCATCACGCCAGCATCAATGCCACCATCGAAGGTGACAGATCCGTCCGTGTACCTGCGTGGTGCGCGTTCGCTCATGGATTAA